AGCAGGGATGGCACCGCCAAGCGATAAATAATAAACTTGACGTAACATCTGATCGGCAAGATCACTCATTTGTAATAATAGGAATGACTAATGAAAATTGATGAAAAATTGTCTGCTGAATTTGGTATTGAGCCGATGAATAATCCCGAGATCATCACCAAAGAAGGTGACGTAATTAACGATAAAACTAACAAAATTGAAGATGACTATGAGGTGACGCGTAACAACCTGCGTTTAATCTTGTCACAAGGTCAACAGGCTCTTATGAAAGCCTTGGACGTGGCTAATCAATCTGAACACCCTCGCGCTTTTGAAGTGGTCGGTAATTTGATGAAACAGTTGGCTGATGTGAATCAACAATTACTAGACTTACATCAACAAAAACAAAAACTAGACGCGCCCAAAGAAGGAACAAAAAAAGAAGTGACGAATAACAATGCCATCTTTGTAGGTAGCACCGCTGAATTGAACAAGATGTTAAAGAACATGAATAAAGGAGATGCATAATGGCTTTACCATTAAATAACACACCAATCTATAGGTTGACTGTCCCTTCTACTAAAGAAACAGTGAACTTTCGCCCATTCTTAGTGAAAGAGCAAAAAGCACTTTTAATCGCGCAACAGAGCGAAAATGTTAACGTGATGATGGATACACTGAAAAATATTATCAAATCTTCAGTGACTTCTAAACTTAATTTAGAATCATTATCGCTGTTTGATATTGAATATATTTTTCTACAGCTTCGCGCTAAATCTGTTGGAGAAGAAATTGATTTAACACTAGTGTGTCCAGAAGAGCACGGGTCAGAAGAAGCAAACAAAAAAGCATCTTTTATCGCAAAGATTAATATTGACGACATCAAAGTTGAACAGTCACCAGAACACACCAACAAAATTGCTTTATTTAACGATGTTGGCGTCGTTATGAAATATCCATCATTAGAAATGCTATCAAAGTTTGAGAATGTGAAAGCTAGTGACCCAGGATTAGTGTTTGAGATTATTGCAGAGGCAATAGACTACATCTACGATAACGAACAGATTTATCATATCAAAGAACAAAGTAAGGCAGAAGTTAAAGAGTTTATTGACAACCTAACATCTGAGCAGTTCGAAAGACTACAAAAGTTTTTTGAAACAATGCCAAAATTATCACATACGTTAGAATTTAACTGCCCAGTTTGCGGTAAACACAATTCAGTTAAGGTGGAGGGTCTAGACAGTTTTTTTTAATAGCTCTCTCTCATGACAGTTTATCAAATTATTATGAGTTGAATTTTTCTTTGATGCAATACCATAAATATACGCTACAAGACATTGAAAATATGATACCATTTGAGAGAGAGGTCTATATCTACTTACTGATTAGACATTTAGAAGAAGAAAAGAAAAGAATGGAACGCTAATATGGCGCAGATGGCAGCACTTCTACAATCACAAAGATCAATGTTCACGGCAAATGATGTCAAACCCACTACATCAAATGCAGATACTGCAGTATCTAAAGAAAATCAGCTTGAAAATCAGCGTCGTCAAGATAAGATGATTGAGCTTCTTGTTAAGATCGAAAAGAATACTGCTGACGCACTAAAAGCAGCTACCAAATCTGGCACAAAACAAACCGGCGAAGATACATTTGGAATTGGTGCTCTGGGTGCTGCTTTGGCAGCAGGTCTTGGTGCTATTGTAGGTTACATAAAAGGTTACGTGACGCTTTTAGGTAAACTTGCTAAAGTATTGCTGCCTGAAAAATGGATCGCTGCTATTAAAAATGGTTTCGATGCTATCGTAGACTTCTTTGATAAGATAGGAGATCTTATTACTAGAGGATTTGCCAAAATTAAAAGTCTTTTTGTTTTTGATGATGCTTCTACCATTGGTAAAATTATCACAGCATTAAAACAAGGTATAACAAAGTTCTTTGCTCCTATTGCAAAGGGTATAGAAATGATTAAGGATGGCTCTGCTGCAGTTATGCGCGGGGTTAATTTTTTAGGAGACATGATATCTAAAGTTAAATCATTTTTCTCTACAGTCGCTGCGTGGGGAAATGAGTTCACTAAGATATTCTCTGGTGCAGTAAAACTTTTCTCCAAACTAGCAATACCTCTCACTGTAATCATGACTCTATGGGATACAGTAAAAGGATTTATTGAGGGGTTCGAAAAGGGTGGAATTATCGAGGGTGTTGCTGGTGCTGTTAAAGGTTTCTTCAACTCTTTAATTTTTGCTCCTTTGGATATGCTAAAGAATGCCACTGCTTGGGTGCTTGGCGTATTTGGTTTTGACAAGGCAAAAGCCGTATTAGAGTCATTTTCATTCGAGAAAATGTTTAGTGAGTTAATTGACACATTAGTTAAACCATTTATTTGGATTAAAGATAAAGCCATTGAGTTGTGGAATACCTTTAACTGGGATGAAACGTGGGCTTCTATCACAGAATTTATCACAGAATCAATAGGCAGTGTTGTTTCTGGATTCGGTAAACTAAAAGATGGTATTGTTGACTGGTGGAATAACTGGTCTATCACTGATGTTATCGATAGCATCGCAAATCAAGTTTCAGAAATTTCTTCTGCTATCTCTAAGTGGTTCGCGGATAAACTTGATAAAGTTAAATCTTTCTTTGGTTTTGGTGATGATAAAGCCGATAAAAATGCTTCATTAAACCCTACTGACAGTCAAAAAAAATATCCGGTTGGATCCATAACGAAAGAACCACTATCATCTGGTCCAGTATCAGCTGCAGCCGGTCCAGTATCAGCTGGTTCTATATCGAAAGAGTCGGTATCATCTGGGTCCATAACGAAAGAACCACTATCAGCTGGTCCAGTATCAGCTGGTTCTATATCGAAAGAGTCGGTATCATCTGGGTCCGCACTGAGTAAGATAACGGGTTTTTTGGGTTTCAAAAAAACACCCGTCACTGGTGAAACATCTGCACCCGTCACTGGTGAAATGGGTGCAAAAATAGCGCCAGTAACGCCAAATGTATCAGCAGTACAAACAGTAGCAAAATCAGTTGAATCACCTAGAACTGCTGCTCAAGTTTCGTTAGCATCTGCTGCCGCAGAAGAAGCAAAGATATTTGCCATGAAACCAGTGACGGGATCATCAACAACTGCTGTCGTTAATGCTCCAGTAACGACAGTGAGTCAGAATATTATTAAACCACAAATCCGCAATCAAGAATCTTCTCTGGCGAAATACATTAATAACAAATACGGCATCATCTAAAACAAAAAGGGCTACCAACTGGTAGCCCTCAACTAATACTACATAAGCAGTTAGTCTTCTTTAGCAATCTTCTCGAAATAAGACATCACATCGTCGTCATCATCATCGTCAGAAGGAGCAGGTTTGCTCTTAGCGACAGGTGCTGATGCAGAACGTTGTTCGGGTGCTGCGCGAACAGGTCGATCTTCTTCTTCAGCCAGTTCTGCCGCAGATTTACCTACAAAAGAATCTCCAGAAAGAACATCATTTAATTTCTTCTTCAATTCGTCATAAGACTTAAAATTCTTGCGATCGATAAACTCAGCAAGTTTGTATTGAGAGTTTACAATACGAAGAAGTTCTTCTTCGTCAGAAGAAACTGCGCAAGGTTCAGTGAATACTGATTCGTCGTAATTAGCATAACCATCTTTCTTACGCATGCGAAGTTTAAAGTTCGCGCCTTCCCACAAGTCAAACACATTGACTGGCTTTTCGTCTTCGAAAGTCGGGCGAGCCTTGTCCATGATTTTATCGAAGATTTTCTTTCCAAATTTGAACAAGAATACCTTACCTTCATTTTCAGGGTGCTTGGGGTCAGAGACAACCAGAACGTTGGCGATGAAACTTAGCTTACGCTTTTGTTTACGAGCAATCTCTTTGCTCGCCTCGGAACCAGAGTTCCACAATTGAGTGTTGAGTTCACCAACAGGATCGTTTTCGCCAAGAGTGGTCAGTGAGTTTTCAATATACCACTTACCAGTTGGTCCTTGAAACCCATGACTGAATAGACGAACCCAAGGAAGTTCATCACCCTCAACGCGAGGAAGGAATCGGAGAGTAGCAGTACCATTGCCTGCTTTATCGCCTTCTAGACGCCAGAAACGGTCATCAGCGTAGGACTTTGATTCAGTTTGGGGATTCGCAACTTTTTCGAAAGCATTGGCGATTGCACCAAAATCAGAGTTGCGCATAGCACGGAGTTTTTGAATATCCATCGTATTTCCTTTATATTAATGTGTTTAGTTAGTATCGTTTTGTATGTGTTGAATATTGATATCATCAGTCATTTCAACATCATCAAAGATGTCATCGAAGTCAATATCTTCTTCAACATAACTATTTAGCGTCTTCATACCACCGCTTTTACGATTATTAGAGTGTTTAGCTCGTTTTCCATATTTTGATATGGATTGATCTTCATCATTATGATGGTGTTTCGTATAAGTCTTGCCCATAATTATTATACAGTTTCTTCCTTAAATTTATCAAAGATTTGAGACAACTTAATTTTATCGTATTTTACGAATCCAGTCAACTTTATTGCTCGCCTTATTTCATCATCCCATATGTATTTTATCGATGGGTGAACTTTCCAGTTTTCCAAAACTCCGGTAAAGTCATCAATTATTCGTAAAGATTCGATTGTTATTTTACCGCCAATGAATAAATTTAACACTACTGGATAATCATTATCAATGAATTCAAAAATTGACGAGTGATCCAATTTATTAACTTCAATATATGTTAGTATTGTTGCCAAGTCATCTATGAACGTCTTGGTGATAGATTGTTTACGTTTCTGCCAAATCAGATAATTATCTTCTGCTTCCTGTCCAGCATAAATCGCAGCATCTTTGCCATACGCAAAATTAGAGACAAAAAACTGAATAAGATCTTTATCGTCTGATCTTTTTGCAGCTAACTTTTCAAAAATGTATCTATCATTCCTAGCGTTAAATGCTTCTCGGGTTCCCTTGACATTTCCACGATTTTTAAACACATCAAATTTGTCAGTGGTAAAATGCAGTTTAATTGCTAAGTAATATCGATATGCTTTAAATCCATCCATCACACATCCAGCTGCGCCTGTTTTGGTAAATAATTTAGTTCTCGGAAGTTCATCTCAATTTTTTCTTTGAGCGACTTGTTTATCAAAGAAACCACATCTTCTGGCTCAAGATAATTTTCTTTACAGTAGTCAAGAACCGCATCCATATAAGACATTTTTTTATCGCGAACTCTCTGTTCTATGTGTAGAGAAAATTCATTTGATGTTTTAAACATGATTTTCCTTATTAATCCAATATTCCTCTGATTTAAGATCCTGACTAATTTTGTTATATTCTTTGAATTTAGCCTTGTATAGTTTCCAGATCGGCGTGTCAGTTTTATCTGGATCCATATCCTTCTCAAACTTGTCAAGAAACAAAGAGAAGAATTTATCCAATTTCATTTTTTGGACGAGTAGGTGGTTGTATTTTTCAGTATGTGTCATAATATGTATTATACGTTATGTTTTGATGCAAATCAAGTTTGAAATATCTACACTTCTTGGTTATTGCTTTATTCTATACTTTAGATCCCATTGTTCATTACGCAATCGACACCATTCATTGAATGAGATATACACTACGCCTGGTTCTGGATCGGCGTAGCAATAGGCGTCATAATAACCTGTGGATAGTGCTTCTAACGTCACTGGGTCGATTGGAAATACAGTTCTATCGTTGGAGCGAACTAACGTTTTGGTCATCATCCTCTCCTCATAGTAGCAATTTCAACTGCCTGTTCGTCAGTAAAAATTGGAACAGCGTTAGATTTATGCATCGTACCAATACCCTTGATCTTGTCGCCGGTATAAACAGGAGAGTCTTTCTTGGTGCATGGTGCGCCAGTGAATGGTAAACTTGGGATGTTGGGTGTCTCTCTGGGAATTCCCAGAGAGTATGACCAATTATCTTTACGTTTAGTAACAGGTTTTTTAGGTTCGTATTTTTTAAGTAGAGTTTCCCAGTCAGCCTGCAGCTGGCGCTGTTTGGCGTTAGGTTTGC